ATCATTGAATTTTCTAAAGCCTTCTGAGTCGGTATAAGCAAGTTGTTGGAGATGCCATTGCCTTGATGATTTATTAGTAATCTTCTTATAATCCATATAAGTTTTGAATGAGCCATCTGCATCTTCAGGTAATCCCACTGAGATATATCCTGACCCCTCTATTTCGCGGTGAGACCCAATTATATTATAAGATGAATGTAATTGCTCAGTCTCTTGAATCGTTTCAATATAAACTGGTTTAATCGCCTCAATCACATTTGGTTCCAAGTTTCTATTGACCTGCCAAACCAGATAACCAAATATCAATACCATGATGATTAGAATACCGGTCATTTCTCTTCTCTGCTTTTTTATCTGATTCCTTTTAAAAGCGCTCATCTTTTTATTGCATTCTCTGCATTCTTCATAAGTATTCATAGTTTTTTATCCCCCTAAAGTTTGATTGGTTTGATTTCCACTACCTCGATTGCTTCGATTCTATCAATATAATATTGACCACCATTGATGGATAGGTACTGCTCTGCTATTTCTTCCTCACTATAATTCTTAGAAAGTTCCAGAAAATCATATTTAGCAAATTCATCTTCATGCTCCATCACATACTCTTCAATTAATCTGAGTAGGTCATCTTTCGATGACCCCTCAACCTCAATCATTTTAGTCCATGCTGTTCCAGTACTGAAAAATATCTTTAGCATCTCATTTCCTCCCCTATCCTAATAGATAATCAATTATTTCTGATTTGTTAAGGTCTACTTTACCATCTACCAAAGCATCTGCCATTGCTCCTTTTTTATAAATGAGTTCTTCAATTCTTTCATCGATGGTATCCTTACAAACAAGCGTGATAATATTTACATTTGAGGCGGTCCCGATTCTATGTGCTCTATCTTCCGCCTGCTCTTTATTTGCTCGATTCCAAGGACTATCAAGGAATATTACTGTTGATGCTGCGGTAAGAGTAAGACCGGTTCCCATTGCTCCGATTGTCCCAATTATGACTTTACAACTTGAATCGGTCATGAATCTTTCCTGCTGCTTTTTTCTATCTTTGGTCTCTCCGGTGATGATTGCTGGATTAAATCTTCTCAATCTTTCCATTGTTGGTCCGGTCATATCGGTCCAGTTACTAAAGATGATTGCCTTCTCACCATTCTCAACCAATTCTTCCACAATCTCCTCAAGTCTATCAAGTTTTGCGCTCTCTTTGATTTGACTGCTTAATATCCCGGTAAATCCAGTAGCTTGTCTGAGTCTGATTAATTGAGCAAGTGGGTTATTGCTAACCTTGATTTTATCAATTTTCTCTTTAATCTCTTGCTTAACCTCATTATAAACTTTCGCTTGCTTACTACTCATCTCTACATATTCTATTGAGTGGAATTTCTCTGGAAGGTCAAGAGCATCTTTCTTGAGTCTTCTTAGCATCAATGATTCCAGATTACTCTGAAGCTCTCCAAGATTTCTATATCCTACCACTTCATATCCACCATATCCTCCCATTATGCAATAATGCTTTTTGAATTGATAGAAACTATGCTTTTCAAATCCCAACCACTTGAGTACGATATATAAATCAAGCGGGGTATTCATTAGAGGAGTTCCAGTCATTGCTATTCTGGTTTCTGGATTGACCTGGAGTATTGCTTTTCCTTGTTGAGATGATGGATTCTTGCATTTATGGATTTCATCAATCGCTACCATTTCAATCTGACCATTCTGAGTCAATTCCTTGACCTTTTTTAGAATATCCTGGTCTCTCAAACTCTCTACATTTGTGATTAGGAAATAATCTTTTGGCAATTTATTAAGGTCTGCTAATTTATCTTTTGATGAACCAATGACCTCTTTGCCTTTGGAATTGATTTTAGTTCCTAATATATGAGCAGTTTCATTGGAGTGAGTACTAATCTCTGATTTCCAATTCCACTTGAGACCATTTACTCCGCAGATAATCAAGCAATGCTTATATCCTTTTGAAAGCTTTTTAGCTACCGCTATATCAATTACCTGCTTTGTTTTTCCAAGACCCTGTTCATCCCCTAAAAGAAATCTATCATGTTTTAACCCATATTCAAATCCTTCAATCTGATGGTCGAAAGGATTGGTTTTGAATTGGAATCCCTTTGGTATCTTGACCTCTTTTGGTACCAATGTTTTATAATCTCCGGTTATTGTAATCTCTTTATCTTTTACTGAGTTGATGATTTGTAGTAATTTATTTGCCGGCACCTCCCATTCTTTATTTGCTGCGTGCCAGAATCTACTGCTTTGCTTTCTCATCAATCCTACCAATTCTGCGTCGTATGGAAAGCTTATAAATGCACTTAAATCTCCATTGACTTTCTGAGCTTCTTTAATCTGAATGCTTATCATCTTTATTCCTCCTTGAGTGTTTTGAGTGTTAATCCCTATCTCTTAATAATATTATATAACATATTGAGATGAAAGTCAAGACTTTTCTACCCCTTTATTAGTCTACTATTTTAATATCATCAATGGTTATAACACAATTTCTAATTTTCTGAGCAAGAACATTTATTTGTTTTTCTGCGCCCTTTGCCAAAACATTTACCTGCTCATTTGAAACTGTTATTACTGTCGTTTCAAGAGTTTTAGCTGAATTTCTTACTGAATTTATTGCCTCTCGGATAAATGTTTTTGTATGCTCTGCCGTGCTTGCTCCCCAGAGCCCCGTCCCCAATCTTACCTCAATCAACCTTGTAATCTTTTTCATTTTCTTATCCTCCTGAGTGTTTTGAGTTTGATTTCTCATCTCTTACCAATATTATATAACATATTGAGATGGAAGTCAACACAAATAATAAAAAAAGTAAAGCATCAAGACCAAAGTCCCAATGCTTTACTTATTATAAGGAAGGGGTGATTAACTATTTAATTTTTAAGCCCCTGCGTGATAAAATTTAATTCCTTGACTGCCGCTTCAATGATAGTATCTAATTCCTGGGGACTGAGCTTAAATCCTTTTGAATTTAGAAAATCAATTACATATTATTTACTCTTTGACCCAGTCTGGTATGGTCATTCCCTGAATCTTATTATGTTGTGTATTCGTCTTGTATTCTGTCCTTGGAATACATATTTTCCAAGTGCATCCATAAAAGTTGAACCACCACCGTCAAGCATTAAAATTATGTCATAAGCCTCCCCAGTTGAATTGTCTGTCATAATTGCTATTGCTTCTGCCATCGTGACATTTTTTAATACTATTAGATACTGCTTATTTAATCGTTTATTATAGCCTATAAAGGTTTTATTGCTACGCCTTAATACGTCAGAAAAATCTTTCCAAACACCTTTTAGATTATATCCTGCCTTGAAGCCCTCTGTCACGGGAGAGTAATAGAATGTAAGGTCTAATGTATTTCTTATTCCTAATCCGCCTATCACCGTCCTAATATTTGAAAGGTTGAGTTCAGAAAGATTTTTAATACGCTTCATATTGACAGTATCATCTTTATTTGCTATATATACACTTTGAGGAGCGCCAAAATCATAGTAATGGTTAGCAATGCTTTGATATGTAACTCCATCTTGATACAATATGCTTGTAGGATAGGTAGTTCCGTCAGGATGATGCCAATAAAAAGTACCATTGACACAATTCGTAAACTCTGTAATATCCCAGATTCTTTTATCGACAACATCGACTACTAAATCTTTAACTTCCCCTCTCAGTTCATGGATTCTGTCATTGTATTTTTTATACCTAATTTCACTTTTCACTTCCTCAACCCCTAACTCCGCTTTTATATCCTCAATAAAACTATCCCAATGTGGAAGAATCAATCTTGGACAGTTTTTACCACTCCAATTTTTATGAGAAACAACTTTGTCAATGCTAATTCCAGTAGCTTTAATCAATTCTGCTATAAATTTTATTGCCGTTCTATCAGCACCGTAAACCTCTGCTATTTCTATACCTATTGATTTTCTGTTGCCATATCCATGTTCACCGTCTCCCGCATGCCAACCGCTCTCTGTTATAGGCAAGTGTTGATATATCTCGTTATTTCCTACTGTAAAATGCCACGATTTGTATTCGTTCTGATTGACAACATAATCGGCATTTTGCTTTGCTGTTGCTCCAGCATTAGCCGTGTTATGTATTGTTATAAATTCAGCAGTCATCGTATGTCTTGGTCGTGCTTTAGTATTAGTAATAGGAATTATTTGCTGAATAGCTGTATCAACTATTCCGTTTGCTATTTTCATAAAATTACTCCTTCTTAGCTTGAGTACCAAAATAGAAGCTGATAATAACAGTAAAGATAGTTTGAAACTGTTCAGCAGTCACCGTACCTACTATTGATAAATAAGCAAATACTCCTGTGAGAACAACAGTAACCAAACTTTTTACACTTAGTAACCTTGCTGCTCTCTGCGTGAATGTTAATTCTCTTTGTTTTATATCTTCCATATTTACCTCCTATAATTTTTGTATATACCAAATCAAGAAACCAATCAGCGTTGTAACCAACACACCCATACTCCAGCGCATTGAGGATATTAGACTGTCTATTTTCTTACATAGGTTCTCAATTTGCACTTCTACACGGTTTTGGTACTGCTCAACCTTGTCCAGTCTTTCAGAATGATTGTTTAGCCTTCTATTAAGAGTTTCCAAACACTCATCTATTCTTTTATGTTTTTCTATACAAATTTCTTTGTCCATCTCTCACCTCCAGTGTAATGGCAGAAGTTACATCCATAGACAACCCTCCCTAAATTAAGCCAAAGTAAATCTCGTAAAATCTTGGTTTTGTTGCACCGCCCCAAGTTCGCTTGCAGCACATACGAAAATATCTATATGCTAAATCATTTTCAATTGCATAAGTATATGTTCCAGAAGCATTATGAATATCTCCTTCTTTATCTAAAGCAGATGCCATCATCCGCCCCTCCTTATGTTGCATCAAATTTATTATTAACAAGCGTGTTGCCAGTGCCGCCCCCGTTTGTAACAGCTTTGCCCATACAGTTATTCATAGCAATCAGGTTATAGCTGTTACCTGTCCCACTGAGCTGTATTGTATGCTGACTCGTGGTGTAG